TTCCACATTTTTTAACAACTTATATATGAAAAAACGAAAAGTAGAAATACACGTTAAGTGTGATTATTGCGGTAATTACACCACATCTTTTGTTGCCACACCAGAATACAAAAGATTTTGTAGATTTCAAACTCCAGGCTTTCCTCCAGATAAAGACTGTATGACAGATTATTATCAATCTAAACGTAGTCCTATATCTGGTAACATCACATCACATCCACCTTCCAAAAAACAAATCAATTCTAAAATATAAATAAAAATTGTTACCTTGTTGTTTCCAAAACAATAATAATCCTTTTATTTACTTGTCTTTTTAACTGTTTACTTCCGTTTGCTAATCGTATAATTTTTCTCGTAAGAGATGATTATGCAAATAATGCAACCGCTATTAAGTAATATTAGCAACAGTTCTTATGCTGGTTTAAACATAGGAAAATCACAACATCAAAACAACTATCCAATAAAAATGTTTCCAAACTGTTACCTGGTAACACGTTTTATGTATGGTCGTTTTTTACATAAACCATTTGCATATCTATCTCCGCAAACTAAAAAAATAGGAGATGATAATGGTACATACCAAAACAACTAAGAGACATGGCTATCATGTTTTGCAAGTTAAGGACAAACAGACTGGCAAGTATAAGCAAGTCTTTAAATCTAAAAAAGTAGCTGAAGTAAACCATAAGAAAGTAGAGCTGCAAAAGAACAGCATTAAAGCTCAAGCTGCTTTATCTCAAAAAACAATAGTCGATACTTATCAAAGTTTTGCTTTAGATAAAATTGTCATGGCTCAACATCCACAATCAGGCATGAGGTTAAAAAGTGTTAATCATTATTTTAGTTTTTGGAAAAATTGGATCAATCAATACTTTCCAAAAGATCTATTACTTAATGAGATAACTGTTCCAGTTATGGATCAGTTCTTTTTAGATATAAAAAAAGGTGGTTGTACTCATAAACAAGCAAACTTAGTTATTAAAAGTTTTCTTACATTTTTAAAATGGTGTATTGAAAAACAATTTATTACTGAGATCGGTGTTATGTTGGTTTATAAAGTTAAAAACAGACCAGCTCTTAAAGATAATGTAACTGCTAATATGTTACCTAAAAAAACTGTTATGATTAACAGACAAGAGGTAGCTAAATTATTCACACATTTAATGCCAACTGATAAAAATCCTAACTCTTGGTTAAAGTTTGCTGTTGTTGTTACACTTGCATTTACTGGTTTAAGGCTTGGAGAACTAAGAGCTTTGAGGTGGGATCGAATTGACTGGATCTTAGGTAAAATAACAATCAATCAAGCTGTTGTTGAAGGTGTAATGAAGGACCAAGTTAAAGCTGATGGTAGTTTTGATAGTGTTCGTATGCACTCTGCATTATTTAGAGTGTTATCTATTTGGAAAACTATTCAGTCTAAATATTATACGCCAAGAAAAATGCCATTAGTATTTGCATCATTAAAGTTTGTGCATGAAACTATACCTTTAGCAGATAAAACTATTAATGATTGGCTTAAAATGGCTTATCAAGATCTAGGTTTTGCAAAGATAGAAGTAGTCAATAATATTTCTGGCAGCAAATCACACACTCGAACCTTAGTTAATAAGTTTAGAGGCTGTGTAAGCAAAACATTTAGACACTTTGCAGCTACTTCTTTAACCGATGCTCAAGCTGGTAATGAAATCTTAACTGATAACTTTATTAAAGGTCAGATAAGACATAAAGATATTAGATTAACTAAAGGTCTTTATGGAGATCATACTGGTTTAGATCCAACTGGAGAAAGAGCTGCTGCTGAACAAGAAGCTTTAGATGGCGCATTTCCTAACTTAATAGACATGGAGGCTCTTAATGAAAATTAAAGACTTCAAAGCTATTAAATATTTTGCATTAAAGACTGGCAAAATTTATTCTTATAAATCTTCTTTTGGCGATATGCAGAAGGACCAGGATATTAAAAAGATTGTGTCATTGCCAAAATCTAATGTTGTTATATTTCCTAAAAAATACGTTTCTTAACTAGGTATCAAAGGTCATGGAGGCTGCTATATTGCAGTCTCCGTAGCTCCTAGAGCTTACAAATTTCCATTTTCCTAAAGGTTTTTCAAGTCTGTGCATTATGTTTAAACCTATATGTTGATTTGCTTCTATTCTTTGAACAGCTCTAACACTTATACCTAAAAATTTAGCAAAATTTATTTGTGTCATAGACAATGTTTTTCTTAAATTTAAAAAAGATTTTGGATCTAAATAATAATCAAAATTACCTTTACTTGTAATTTCAATGTTTATTCCAAGATAAGTAAATTGTTTTTTATACATTTTATTTACGACTAACTATGCTTAAATTGGTGTTTTCTTCTACTAATCTTTTATTTTCATCTTTGTAGAATTTATTTTCTTTTTCAATTTTTGTTATGTGAACTCTTAGATCTCCATTATTTTTAAGATGATGTGTTTCTAAAGTTTGTATTCTTTTTATTTTAGATACAGCTTCTTTTAACTTTTGTTTTAATAGTTTATTTTGATTAGTTAAGTATTCAATCTTCTCAGGATCTTCAAACATTCCATTATTCGTCATAATCCTCCTGGAGCTGCTGCTCTGTACTCGGTGTTAATTTAGTTATCTCGTTAGCTTTAGTTGTAGATACTATTTCAACATGAGTATCTCTTAACTCTTCTTTACAAGCATCCTTAGCTTCATTTAATGTATCCATCAAAGCTGGGTAATTACTTTCATAAACTCCATATATATAAAGATCATTAATAGCAGCTGTAACTCTTGCTAAACCTTTATGTCTTTTCTCAAGCCTTAGCAGTTTTTGTTCACTACTCATTTTTAATAACCTCCTTTAATTTATATTTAACATTTTCTATTTTAAGTTCTTGTATGTCAGCTTCTTGTGTAGTTGGATCTTTACCAGCTATTGCTGCATTCTCATCTGGATACTCTTCTTTGACTACAAAGTGAGCTTCTCCTTGAGTAGTTTTAATTATCTTTGACATTTACTGTATTTCCATCATCAATAGTATTTTTAATTATCGGTTTTTGATCTGTTAAAATAATTTTTGCTAAATCTATAGATCCGCTTTGCACATCTCCGCTTTTAACAATAACCATGTATTTACAACCAGCATCCTTCATTGTTTGCTCTTGTATTTCTATTTCGCAAACATCAGCCTTGATTATGCTCATTATTAAATCCTTCGTACTTTGCAATCATCATAGGATCTGCAAGTACATCCATTGATACGTTAAATTTATTGGCTATTAATTTAAGCTTAATACTTGATATTCCATTAGCTCCTTTTTCGTATTTTTGAATTTGCTGGAATGTTGTTCCGATAACTTGTCCAACTTTACTTTGATTTAGATTTCTTTTTTTTCTGAGAAACTTGATGTTTGCTCCGACTGTTCTGTTGAACTCAAGTTCTTCGCTGGTTCTATGTCTGTTTGGCATAAAATCTCCTCTATAGTTAAGTTAAAATAATCCTCTGTTTGTTTCTTCCATCCAGTCATATCTTGAACTGTTGTTCGATCTGCTGTTTCGAAATAAGCAAGAGGTGGCATTTGACGAAAAACATTATCAACTCCAATAAAGAAAGCTGGTATGTTATTTTCAAATTTTAAGTACCAATTAGATTGGTTAATTCTGTGAACTGGCATATCAGAGCTAAATGCTTGATAGCCTACATAAGTTTTGTAATTTATATCTCCGTCTTTTCTAGTCATTTATAGTCTCCAATGGATCGTATTGTGTTTTTAGTTTGCAAATAAATTCTGCTAATTTTGTATTTAATCTAGCTGATACAATAGGTGTTAAATTCATTACTTCGCCAAACAAAGCAACTAACTCTAAATCTCTTTCAGAAGCTTCGTAAGCATCCCAGTCATCTTGATTTAATCTCCAGTTTAAAAATATTTCTACCGCTTGTTTTTCTCGTTCCATTTCAACAGCTAACTTTGCTGTATCAGTCATTTGATTTGCTGGTGTTTTAGGAAATTGTATTACTGTTGCCATAAGGTATTCCTAATTTTCGAAGCATACAAATTGCACAAAAATATATTTTTTTTTCTATTATGATTGCTGCTTTTTTGCATTTGCTACACTTTTTTTTCATTTTTTTGCATTAACTCCGCCTGGTGCAAATAGTTTGTTGCATCATCGTAATTGTCTTGTTTAAAAGATTGTCTGGTCCTAATTAATTTAGCTGCTACATACATATTGGCTACTAGATGACCAGGTAT